ATTGATGAAGATGAATTTGAAGTAAAACCGGCCGTTAATAGAGTCTTACAATTAGTAGAAGTGGATACAAAAAAAGTTAAATCTAAAAAAATTAAACAAGAACCAACACCTTCAAATAGTTTGACATTCAATTTTGGAAGTCAAAGTAATTCAGAAACACAACAAATAAAATACACCGCTAATTTAACCGTAGAATCTTTAGTTAATGTCACTACGTACCAAATATACATCAATGGATTATTTTACGGCTCAGATTCAAGACTAATACAAATTAATAACGGAGATACATTACAAATTATTGTACAAAAACTAACTCTTGGTGAACCATCATCAATAAATCTTGGAATTGAATTAATTTAATTATTCTCCGTAAATATCATTTTTATTTGTACAGTTTTTTTTGATTAACATTTCAATAAACTTGTTAATTTTTAAACCATGTTTTTCACAATGTTTTTTTAATAAGTCATGATGATATTCTGATATTTTTAGATTTTTAAATTTCATAGTAGAAAAAAGTAGAAAAAATTCATACCAAAATATAAATAGACAGTTATAAGTAAAGTTTTTTCGAAATTGCTAAAGTATTTATATAAAAATAAATAACTAAAAATTTCATTAAATGGCTAAATCAAACACAATTTATGTATCTCCTGGTGTTTACACATCAGAAAGAGATTTAAGTTTTGTGTCTCAAAACGTTGGGGTAACAACCTTGGGTATAGTAGGTGAAACTGTTAAAGGACCCGCTTTTGAACCAATTTTTATAACAAACTACGATGAGTTCCAACTTTATTTTGGTGGAACAACTCCTGAAAAATTCATAAACACTCAAATTCCAAAATATGAGGCGGCGTATATTGCGAAATCATACCTACAACAGTCTAACCAATTATTTGTAACTCGTGTTTTGGGTCTATCAGGTTATGATGCTGGACCTTCTTGGTCAATATGTACTGTGGCAAATGTTGACTGTGATACTGTTGGATTCACAGGTGCTGCAACATACACATTTAATTTCACAGGAACAACCGCTTCAACTTCTTCAATATCATTCACCACTTCACCTCCTTCAGTAATAAATGCAAATTTTACTGATAGTTATACTACTTTTGCGGGTGGAACAAGCTCAATATCAGATGATATGAAATCATTACTTTTAGGTATTATGAGAACACCGGCAACATCAGCATATACTGGTAGTATGTGGGGAACAAATTCAGGCTCAAGTTATACTTCGTTTGCATCGACATATACAGGAATTACTAATGAATTTAGTGTAACAAGTTTATCTGCGTTAACGTGTAACGCTAACAATGACCCTTGGTTTTATTCTAATTTCGATATTACTACGGGAGACAGTTATACAGGATATTCTTTTAACGCAGCGGTAACTTCATTATCGGGAACTGCTTATGGTACTGCGGGGTCGTTTACAGGAACTGTATCAGGTACTTACTTTACATTAACAGGTACTGCATATTCTGATTACAATAACATAGTAGTAACAACATTACGTTCACGTGGTATTGTAAATTACAGTGATGACAATGGACCTGTTTATCAAGTATCTGCAACTTCAAATACTATAATGTCATGTAGCGGGGCGTATTCAGGATTAAGTACAAATCCGTTTTCAACATTCCTAATTTCAGGTAATACTATAGAAAATACTAACTTCCAATTCGAGGTAAATTTATTAGAAACTAGTCCAAGTTATATTTCTAAAGTTTTAGGAGTTTCTAATTTTAGTAAACCTAAAAATTTATTTCCGTTATTTGTTGAAGAATCTTATAATACTTGGTTAGGGTACGCATATAATAAAGGATACATTAGAGGTTTGGATTGTACATTAGACTCAACAGATAGTGCTAGAAGTTTAAGTACTGACTCAATTGGTTGGTATTTAGAACAATATCAAAGCGCGGAGTCTCCTTGGGTTGTTTCAGAATTAAGAGGTAATAAAGTTTACGAGTTATTTAAATTCTACACAATTGCTGACGGTAACAATTCAAATACACAGGTTAAGGTAACAATTGCAAATATTTCATTTAATAATCAAACATTTGATGTTGTTGTAAGAGATTTCTACGATACAGATAGTGCCCCTGTTGTAGTTGAGAAGTTTTCTAACTGTGGAATGGACCCTGACCAAAATAATTATGTGGCAAAAAAGATTGGAACTTCTGATGGGGAGTATACTTTAAATTCAAAGTATATCACTATTGAAGTGAACGTAGACGCACCAATTGACGCATTACCTTGTGGGTTTGAGGGTTATAGAAATAGAGAGTATCCTTCATGTAGTCCAGCGTATCCAGTTTATAAAACAAAATATTATATTCCTGGAGAAACATTATACGACCCTCCTTTTGGTAATACTGCAGGTAATAATAACAATACTCAAAGCTCTGGAGATAATGTCCGTAGAAGTTATTTAGGGTTTTCAAGTCAATTTGGTATTGATGAATCTTTACTAGCTTATAAGGGTAAACAAAATAACGTTTCAGATTTTTGTACTTTAACAACGGGTGAAGAGTGGGCATACTTGTCTAAAGGTTTTCATATGGATAGTGGAGCCACAGCTGTTACAATATCACAATTAAATCCATTATATTCAGGATTGTCCACATCAGGAAATCAAGCTTTTGATTGTGGAGTTGCGTCATTCAGTTCTGAACCTACAAATGAAACAAATCCATATTATAGATTATTCGCTCGTAAATTTACATTGGTTTTCCAAGGAGGATTTGATGGATGGGACATTTATACTGAAAGAAGAACAAATTCAGACCGTTTTGTTTTAGGTCGAAGTGGTTATTTGGCAGGAGCTTGTGTATCAACAAATTACCCAACCGCAACTGGTACTGGTATGTTTAAACAAATTACTGTAGGTGATAATAGTGTAGATTGGGCAAACACTGACTACTACGCTTACTTACTAGGTCAAAAAACATTCTCAAATCCTGAAGCGGTAAATATAAATGTTTTTGTTACACCTGGTATAGATATTGAAAATAATAGTAACTTGGTAGAAGCTTCTGTAGATATGATTGAAAATGATAGAGCGGACTCAATTTACATTACCACAATCCCTGACTTTAACCTGTTACAATCATCAACATCTATGGACAATCTTTATTACCCACAAGAAGTTGTGGATATTTTAGAAACTTCAGGTTTAGACTCAAACTATACCGCAACTTACTATCCATGGGTACTTACTCGTGATACAGTAAATAATACTCAAATTTATTTACCGGCAACTGCTGAAGTTACTCGTAACTTGGCTTTAACTGACAACATCGCATTCCCATGGTTCGCAGCCGCGGGTTACACAAGAGGTTTAGTAAACGCAATTAAGGCTCGTAAAAAGTTAACTCAAGAAGATAGAGATACTCTTTACAAGGGAAGAATTAACCCAATTGCAACCTTCAACGACGTTGGAACAGTAATTTGGGGTAACAAAACCCTTCAAGTTAGAGAATCTGCTCTTGACAGAATTAACGTTAGAAGGTTGTTGTTACAAGCTCGTAAGTTGATTTCAGCGGTAGCGGTAAGATTGTTGTTTGAACAAAACGATGCGGTTGTAAGACAACAATTCCTAGACGCTGTGAATCCTATTTTAGATTCTATTCGTAGAGATAGAGGTTTGTATGACTTCAGAGTTACTGTACAAAACACACCTGAAGATTTAGATAGAAACCAAATGATTGGTAAAATCTACATCAAACCAACAAAGGCTCTTGAATTTATAGATATTGAATTCTTGATTACTCCAACAGGAGCTTCGTTTGAAAATATCTAAAATTTATAAAAATTATAAAAACCCCCTTAATTGGGGGTTTTTTATTTAATAGAATATTTATTTAATATGAAAAGAATTTTTGAAGGTTTTACGGAAAAAGGCACACCTGATTTAAAATATTACGCATTTGATTGGGATGATAATATTATGTACATGCCAACAAAAATTGTTTTAAAGGATGAAAATGGTGAAGAAGTAGGTATGGGTACTCATGACTTTGCAAAATACCGTACCATGATAGGGAAAGAAGAATTTGATTATAAAGGTAATACTATTGTTGGGTTCGCAGAAGACCCTTTCAGATATTTCGGACCTCAAGGGGACAAAGAATTTCTAATTGGTAGTTTAATTGCTAAAAAAGGTCCGGCTTGGAGTGATTTTGTTGAAGCAATAAATGGAGGGTCAATTTTTTCAATAATTACTGCAAGAGGACATAATCCTAACACACTTAAAAAAGCCGTTAAACAATTAATAAATGGTGAAATTGACGGAATTTCAAAATCTGAATTAGTTAAAAATTTAAAAAAATATAGAGATAAAGTTAAAGGATTGTCAACAGAAAAATTAGATGATGATACTTTGATTAATTTGTATTTAGAAATGTGTCAATTTTACCCTGTAACTTACGGAGAAGGTAGTGCGACTAGTCCTGAAGATGGTAAAGTTAAAGCTATGAGAAATTTTATATCTTACGTAAGACAACAATCAAAAATTTTACAAAAAGATGTAGAAATGGTAGATGATGTATCCAATTCATTCATACCACAAATTGGTTTTTCTGATGATGATGAAAGAAATTTAGAAGCAATGGTAAACAAATTATCAGATGATGAAGAAAAATCATTAAAAATGTATACTACTAAAACTGGTAAAAAAAAGGAATTTAAAAGTATTAATAATGAAGACTAGTAGAAATATTTTGAAAAAAAAATAAAAGTAAATAGATTTTTTTTTACAGTATATTTATAAGAGAATAAAACAGAAAAAAACAAAAAGAAACTATGGCTGATTTGCTGATGAAAATGCCGATTCCTTACGAACCGAAAAGGCAGAATAGATTTATATTAAGATTTGATTCTTCATTAGGAATCAATGAATGGTTTGTAGAATCTACAAGTAGACCGCACATCACAATCGGTGCTACAGAGATTCAATTTTTAAACACTTCTACTTTCGTAGCTGGTAGATTCAATTGGCAGACTATTAACGTTACGTTCCGTGACCCAATTGGTCCATCTGCGGCTCAAGCTCTTATGGAATGGGTTCGTCTACATGCTGAGTCTGTTACAGGACGTATGGGATATGCCGCAGGATACAAGAAAAACGTAGATTTGGAGTTATTAGACCCAACAGGAGTTGTTGTTGAAAAATGGTTATTACAAGATACTTTCTTAACAGACGTAAACTTTAACCAATTAAGTTACTCTCAAGATGGTTTGGCTACAATAACTGCGACTTTAAGACCTGACAGATGTATATTAGTTTATTAATTTAAAAAAAATAAAATAAAACCTCACAAAAGTGAGGTTTTTTTTATTTACAATATATTTTAAATCACTATAATATTTTTAAAAAAATATGGACTCAAGAGAAGCAGGTCAACAAAATTTCAATTTACCTCATGATATTGTAACTTTACCAAGTGAGGGAAAATTTTATAAAAATAAAAAAAAATCAGTTAAAGTTGGTTTTTTAACCGCATCAGATGAAAATCATTTGGTTAATATGAAAAAGATTGATTCACAATCTTTAGTTAATGCAATTGTACGAAATAAATTATATGAGCCGGATATGAAACCTGAAAATTTATTAGACGGGGATATTGAGGCTATTTTAATCTTTTTAAGAAACACTTCATTTGGTACAGAATATAAGATTCCGGCAATTGACCCAGACACTGGAGAATCTTTTGTTGGGACTATTGATTTGTCTGAATTAAATTTGAAAAAAACAAATATTGAACCTGATAGTGAAGGTTACTTTACGACATTATTACCTAAAACAAATGTTACAGTTAAATTAAAACTTTTAACATTTGGTGAAGAAATACAATTAGAAAAACAATTTGAAAATTACCCACAAGGTTTAGTACCACCTACTGTAACAAAAAGACTTTTAGAACAGATTGTGGAACTAAATGGTACTAGAGATAAATCTGAAATTTCCAAAGCAATAGAAAAAATGCCTTTGATGGACTCAAAACACATTAGAAATTTCATCAAGGAGAATGAACCAAGATATGATTTAAACAAAGAAGTAATCGCCCCGTCTGGAAAAAAGGTACCTGTAAAGGTAAACTTTGGGGTGGAGTTTTTTCGGCCTTTCTTCTGAATATTACAAATATCAAATGGACGAGTTTTTAATGTTGTCTATGAAAATGAATTTATCTTATCATGATTTTTTAAAAATACCAGTATTCCAAAGAAGATATCTCATAAATAAAATAGTTGAAATTAATACTCCTTTAGAATAAAAATCTAAAACGTATTATTTATTTATATGGGATTTTTAGAAAATTTAGGTGATGGATTAAAAGATATATTACAGTCTTTTACATCAAATTTGACCTCGTCATTATCAAGTGCGTTAAGTCCTGATACTATATCAAAAGCTATTGAGGATATGGACGATTCTATGACTCAAGTAATTAATACAATGGGTGCGGGTCGAGAGTTATCTCGTTTAATTAAATCAAATATTTCTGAAGCTTATACTAATGTTACTCTTTTAGGGGGTAGTTTATCTGATATTGTTGAACAACAACAAGCATTAATTAAACAAACAAACCGACAAATTATATTACAAGGGGATTATCAAGACGATTTATTGTCAACAACTAAAGTAACTGGTGAATATGCGTCAACTTTGATTGGGGCGTTTGATAAAGTTGGTATGTCTGTTTATTCCATAAAAGACGAAATGGAAGGAGTTGTAAATCAAGCTAGAGCTTTGGGTCTTAATGCACAAGAAGTATCAACTAGAATGGTTTCAAACCTTGAAAAAATGAACATGTATGGGTTTGAAAGAGGTATTAATGGATTAAGTAAAATGGCGGCAACATCGGCCATGTTTAAATTAGATATGCAGTCAACCTTTAATTTGGCTGACAAATTAATAAGTCCGGAAAACGCTGTTGAATTTTCCGCCAGACTACAATCATTAGGTATTCAAAGTGAACTTATTGACCCATTTAGAGCGATGGATTTGGCGACAAATGATGTTGAAGAATTACAAAACCAACTTATTAAATTAGGTGAGGGAATGACATTCTTCAATAAAGAAACTGGCAAGGTAGAAATTTTGAAAGAAAAAAGAGGTGTAATAAGAGAATTAGCTGCGGCTGCAGGAATGACAGCAACAGAATTTAGTAGGACTATTATACAATCAGAAACATTAAATAGAAAACTTGCGGAAATTAAAATGCCAAGTTTTAATGTAAGTGAAGAACAAAGAACTATGATTGCTAATTTAGCAGAGATGAAAGAAGGAGCTTCAGGTAAAGGATATTATGTTCAAATTGAAAATGAAAGAGGTGAAAAAACGGAAAAATTAGTTTCAGAGTTAAATGAAAAAGATATTCAAAAATTAGCAGAACAAGTTGCCAATCCTAAAACTATGGAAGAATTGGCTCATGACCAAATAGGTTTCTTAAAACAAATGGCATATAGTTTAAAGGCCATTGAGACTTCACCCGCAATGGGAATTGCCGGCTCAAAAGTTGGAGAAGCTGCTGTGGATGTTACATTGGCTGCGGATAATTTGATTTATAAACCAATTGCTAAAGCTTTGGATGCGGGGAATATTTCAAAAAGTATTGATAAATTTGGTGCGGATTTAAAAGAAATTTATAAAAAATTAACTGAAAGTGGTTCCGAATTAAACGGAACGGCTGATGGGTTTAAAAGAACATTTACAACCGCTTTAAATGGAATTGGTAATTCAATGACATTAGGTGCAAATGAATTTAAAAAAAATTATGAAAGATTATCAAGATTAAGTACATTTAAAAGTGACCAAAAAGTTTTACAAGGTTCAATAAATGAATACCAAATAGAAGAGGCAAACGACGCATTAGTTTTTGGGGATGCTGGAAACAAAAAAATATTAAAACCTTCAATTACTGACCAATCAATGTTTGCACAGAGAGATACTATGGCCAAATTATTAGGTGGGGAAGATATAATGGAAAAAATGAAATCTATTTTATCGGAATCAAATTCTCCACAACAAACCACTCAAATAAATGAACTTATGAGTAAAGTACAAACTATTATGTCTAATAGTAATCAAAACATAAGTCATAAAATGGAGCCGGTTGAACATAAAGGGGAAATAAAATTCACTTTGGATGTTAATGTTCCACAAGGAGTTGACAAAGAGTCTGTAAGAACATTTTTTAATGAAACATTGAGGAATGACCCGGCAACTATGCAAAATTTAGCAACACAGTTTAAAAAACAAATTAACAACTTCAATTTTACAAATGCTCCAATGGACACTAATACAAGTTATATAAGTTACACATAATAAAAATTTCTTTTGTTCTATTTATTGAAAAAAGAATTTAAATGCCAGAAGTGCCATTATCATATTTAAGTACCCAATCATTAAGAGATTCTTTATTAGGTAGAAATTTACAACCTTATTTAGTACAAGGTAATTTTAATCCAAATGTACAAAATCAAACACCTGAATATGTTCAGACAGTAACTAATGTAATTGACTCTCCATCTGTAACAGATAATTTAAATTCGCCTACATATCAATCAAGATTATTAGGTGCGTTAAATGAATACGGACCGCAAAGAATTGAAGATGGTGCTAATTTTATCACCACACTTCAAACGTATAATGTAACACAAACCGCAGATGACCAAGGTAACCCAATAAGTGTTATAGGTAATTTTAATGAATATGACATAAATGATGAAAAACTACCTTTTTTAACTGCTGATTTTTACAGATTGGCCGTTGGTGTTAATAAATACACAACAGTTGGTGATGGGTTATTATATTTTGTAGATACAATTATTAAACCAAGTTTAAGTCATCCATATTACATAGACGTATTAGGTGGGGTTTCTGAATACTCATTACTATCTATACTTACTGAAGACAACCCTACGGGTAATAATGGACCCATGTCAAATGATACTTCATTAGTAAAATTTGGTGCTCAAAAATTAAAAGATTACTTTACTGAAAGAATTAATAGAGAATTATTAGATGCGGTAAATCCAATAAATACCGACGCATTATCAAATCCTTTTGGGTTTTTAACTGGCGTTGAACCACTTATAGATAGAGATTTTAGAATTACTGTTGGACCCAATAGAATCATTTCAACATTAGAAAGAATATCGGGAACATATGTCCCTACATCAATAATTCCTGGAAATTATTTAACAAATCCTGAAAGTGAACAATCATTATTTGGACAAATATCTAATGCTTTTAATAGAACTGGTTTAGGTAAATTAGCTCAAAGAATTTTTAGAACTAATCAAGACACTCCATCAGAACTTTTTTTGGAAAGTACAGGAGGTGCTCAAAAATCATTTTTATTTAATAATTTAGATTACAACATTTACAAACCTTACTACAAACGCCCAATTTTACAAAGGATTGGAGATGCAATAAACCCATTTGATAATAGTTCAAGTGCCGGATATTATTATATAGGTTCTAAAGATGTAAATGTTAGTACTTTAACATCACCATCTGGAGAATTACCTGAAGACACACAAGGAAATGAATTGTCCGCAATTGTTTATGGACAAGATATAGTAAGTGAAACATTTGAAGGTAAACGAATATCCTCAATAGATTTTGGATTAAAAGGTAAATCTACTTACGACTCAAATGCAAATGTTGATGGAGGATTTTTATGGTCATCAACAAAAACAATTAAAGACGCTGGTAAAAGGGCTGGATTATCAGGTGGTACAAGAGCTGATGACCCTGAATACAGAATTATACAAAATGTGATAGAAGGACATGCATCTCAAGATTTACTAGTGTCAACTAATTCTGATTTTGTACGAGACAATAGTTTACTTGTTAAAACTCAACAATTAATTGACGCTGCCGACAAAGTAGAAGGACAAAGAAAATTAAAACATGCGGGTAATGCAATTAATCAAATTAGTAAAGTTTTCCATGATGGTTATAAAATAATGACCAAAGGTTCACAAGTAATGACATACACAGATTCAAATTTGAATCCAATTGGTTTAGAATACTGTAGAGTTTTTACAAAAGACACACCATATTATACTTTTAACGACTTACAAAAAACGACCGCGAGAGTAGATGGAGGGGAAACCGACGGTAACATTAGAAAGTCAACGTATTCAGTGTTAGACTCAACCTTCAATTTAAATATTGCCCCATGGAGAGGAGACAGTTCGACAAATATTAAAGAAAACAAAGTAAAAAAATATATGTTTTCAATTGAGAATTTAGCTTGGGCTAGCTCAAAAAGAAAAGGATTTACTTACGACGATTTACCATTTTGTGAAAGAGGACCTAATGGAGGAAGAATTATGTGGTTTCCACCGTATGGGTTAACATTTAGTGATTCATCAAGCGCTAATTTTAATTCTAATTCGTTTTTAGGTAGACCAGAACCAATTTATACATATAAAGATACAAATAGGTCTGGTCAGTTAACTTGGAAAATTGTTGTTGACCATCCGTCAATTACTAATTTATTAGTTGACAAAGTTTATAAAAATTTAGATAAAGTCAAACTAAATAAAGTTATGGATTCGTTTTTTAGCGGATGTAAAAAATACGATTTATATGAGTTGGCAACCGCTTACAACACATTTCCAATTGATTTCTTTTTTGAAACTCAAACTTTTATAGAAGGGGGAGGAGAAACTGTAGATTTTCAAACTAATACACTTGATGTACAAGTTCCAGTTACTATCCCTAATCCTAATCCACCGAAAATTGACTTTGACCCAAGTTTATATCAAGGTAAATACGGATTCCATTATGAAAATGATTATCCTGACCCAGGAACAGTTAAAACTACAACTGATACAGATTTTCCACCTTTGTACGACACTTATATTCAATCACAATCAGATTACGAATCTCTTGCAAATGCTGACCAAGTAGACGGTATTAAACAAATGTTTGGAGTCATAGAGTTTAATTGGACAAAAATAAAAAAAATGATGAATGAATTGTTTTTGGATTTTCAAAGTAACAAAATACAAAGTTGTAAAATAGTTTTGGATGGTACTACATCACCAACAGCAAGTCAATCATATAATAAAAAATTGGCAAATAGAAGAGTACAAAATGTTATTAATACTTTCAAAAATTTTAAATTTAATGGTACGGATACTTTTGAAAAACTTATTGCCGATAAAAAATTGACATTTGAGGCTCAAGGGTTGGGTGAATCAAGTAGTGTTTGGGTTCATGGAGATAATGGTTTTGTTAAAAATTTGAATTGTGGTGATAATGATGACCCAACATTTTACACCGCTAATGGTGCGGGAGGACCAAAACCAAATCAAATATATTCTGCGTTGGCCATGGGATGTAGAAGAGTTGGGATTAGAGAAATAATACTGACACAATCTCCTAATAATAGTCCTGAAGATAATCAGTTTATTGAGACATTAGTCCCGTCCTCAACCACTGTAACAACAGAAATAAGAACTCCAATACCTGAAACTAGAAGGACAGAACAAAAACCTTATGCGAAAATTGCTAAAAAATTCATAAGATATTTATTAAGTGAATGTGATTATTTTGATTTAATAAAAGGAGAAGACCCACTATATTATGATAGTATTAAACAAAAATTAACACATTTTCATCCTGTATTCCATTCAATCACACCGGAGGGTTTAAATTCAAGGTTAACTTTTTTACAACAGTGTGTTAGACCTGGAGATACCATACCAACATACGATGCTACTTCGAAAAAATTCATACAAAATGATGCTATAAATACATCATTTGGTTCTCCACCTGTATTAATATTAAGAGTTGGGGATTTTTATAACACTAAAATTATTCCAACAACTTTATCTTTGAGTTATGAAAACTTGGATATAAATCCCGAAGGAATTGGAATACAACCTATGATTGCCAATGTAAGTTTAAATTTTAATATTATTGGAGGTATGGGTTTAAAAGAACCTATAGATAAATTGCAGAATGCTTTATCTTTCAATTATTATGCTAATACTGAAATGTATGATGACAGGGCGGATGAAACTGAAGACACTTCAAAACTAGATGAGGCGTTAATCGCTGCAATATTTGAAAAGAAACCATTCAATGCCGTTTTAAACAATAATTTACCAATAACCAACGGTGGTACAACTATAGGTAATATAGAGTCTAAATTTTACACACAAAGCGGTTTAACTGGTATATTAAATTATAAACAAATACAAGACAGTTTATTGGATGAAACAATTGCATATTTTGAAGCGTTTAACAATACGGTTGAAACAACTATAATTGATTATGGTTTTGGCGCGTTTCAAATTGCCACAAAAACAAGAAACTGTTATAAAGGTAATGTTGTAAGATTTACTAATCCTTTAGAAGTTGAAATAGGAGGTAAATCTACGGATTTTCAAAATTATTTAGACAGTTTAGTTGAAAATTTGAAAGATACCATTGACACAAATTATTTTGTTGTCAGGTTGGAAAACAACGGATTTAAAAATTCTGATATAAGAAAATTTAAGAAAAATTTAAAAAACTTTTTTGATAAAACTAAAAATAATACATTAAATGGTTTGACCGGAATTATGAATGATTTTTCTTCCCTTCAAGAAAAATACGTTCAAATTTTAAGAAAATTAGATTATGTAACAACAGGTAATGATGGATTTGTTGCACCCGATAGTCAAGTTACTATTTATAGTGCGGATACTGGTAGTACAGTATTTAATACACTTACAGCTAATTATAATACTGTAGGTACTAATTTAAATCAATTTATTCAATTTTATAAAAGTTATTATTTTTATGTTGGAGATTATAATACGGAAACGTTTGAAATATCTGAAAATTATTTTTTTGATGTTCTTTCTCAATTTCAAAAAATGGGAACCATATTTTGGAATAGTTATAGAACCTATGATACGAGAACATTGGTTGAAGAATTATGTGTAGGGTTAGAAGATGTGTCTAATCCACAAAGTTTGTATTGGTTTGTTGTTGAAGATTTTTATTACGTTATGGAAGAATATCAAATTGGTCAAGATGAAGTGTTAAATGTTATAGACAATTATATAAAACCAGAGTTTAAAAATAAATACGATAAAGATTCATACACACCGTTTGTTAAAGGTACAGACATAAAAATTAATTTTCAGGAAACTCAAAGTCAAACAGCGGAACAAACTGAACGTTTACAAAACATTTATAAAACTGTTAATTTAACAAATGATTTAATAACCTTTAATGACAAAATAACATTTATCTAACATGGCTTTACAATATTATAATAGGTATAAAAATTTTCTTTTTAATGGACAACAAAATGTTGTACCTTATGTTAGATTGACAAGTAAATCTACAGATAGAAGATATACATACAGAGAAGGTCGGACAAGGTTAGATAAAGTTTCTCAACAGATTTACGGAACACCTTATTTTGGATGGTTAATATTACAAGCAAATCCGCAATTTGGGGGAATTGAAAATAATATACCTGATGGATATAGTTTAAGAGTACCGTTTCCTTTGGATACAAGTTTGTTAGATTATAAAAATCAGTTAGATAATTATTTCTTCTATTATGGCAGATAAACCAATTTATATTGAATTTGATTACGAGAATATTTTTTTGATTGACCCTAATTCGGTAACTGCTGATGATGGAGGTAAAGAAGACAGGTATGTTAAACAAGAAAATTTAGTAATGTATGCTAATTTGGAATGTAAATTAAGTCCAAGAAGTAAATTAATATACGGGGTTGCAAATGACCAAGTTGGGTCTTCAACTGTAACTGTCGGTAAAATTAATTTTTTAAAACCTAATAATAAAGATTTTTTAGAAAACAATTATTTAAGTGAATTATTAGGTACCGATGAAAAAGTTAATACAGCAAGAAGTGTAAATTACCAAAATCAAAAAAACCAAGAATTTTTTAATTTTAATGATAATTTAACAAACAATAGAAATATTGTTGACAACGGGTTCTTGGGTATTACTAACATTCAAATGAGAACTAACGCTTCTTTCGTGCCGACAGTAACAATTACTTTAGTCGATGTTAAAGGAAGAGCTATGTTTGAACAAGGTAATAATTCACCATATGCAGCGTTTTTTTCACTACCATACCCAATTTTTTATTTAACACTAAAAGGATACTACGGTAAGGCGGTTCAATACCCATTACTTTTACAAAAATTTAATTCTTCTTTTGATAATACTAGTGGTAATTTTATAGTAACTTTAACATTTATCGCTTACAAATATGGACCTTTTGGGGACATTACAATGGGGGAAATTTTGGCATTACCTCACATGTATACTACTAAATTTACTACAACTTCACAAACTAACACGTCTAATTCAAATAACAGTAAAGTTGTTGATGTCCAAACATCTCAAAGAGGATATCAAAAAATGGTTGAATTGTATGATAGGTATAGGAAATCAGAAAGTCCATTAATTAAAGATTTACCAAATATTACATTACAGGAACTACTTTATAAGTTAGATAAATTTGTTCAAGACGTACTTAACAATACAGGAAAAGTTGACTTACAACCATTAACTAATTGTGACAATTTTATATCAACTTTAGAAAAATTTCAAGGGGACGTTTATTTCTACACTGGTCAATCATGGTTTGATAAAAATATTAACAAACCTAATTTTCTTATAGATAAAAAAAATAATGAATACAGATATTTTACTTTCAAAGATGAGATTAATACACAACAAGGTAAAATAGATTCAATTACTGAATTAAAAAAAATTATTTCACAATACAATGAAGAATTAAATAAAATTAATATAGGAGTTAGTTCAAATATAGACATAAAAGATTTTTATGTTTCATTTTCATTATCTGAAATTGATTTAGAAAAAACTTATAAAGCTAGAACAGGTAAAGAACCAAATGATGATGGGTTTACAGCATTTACAAATAGTTTGACAAATTCAATTACAAATGGTGTTGCTATAAATTTAAATGGAGGTGATTTTAAAGAAAATCAATATTTTGTTTTTGAAGGAGTCCCAAATGATAATACCTTTATTACAAAAACAAACGATTTAAAAAGAAAGGCAATTGAGAAAAGAGAGGAGAATGAAAAAAAGTTTTCTGAAGAACTTGTTAAATTATTAGAAAATCCGAATACTGGTATTGGATTTAGACCAACTATAAGAAATATTATAAGTGTATTGGTTGTTTCTGTTGAAGCATTTTATTCATTATTAGATGATGTTCACAGAAAGGCGTATGATAAAAGGTTTGAAAAGGGAAGAAAATCACAATACACTGAAAATGATTTTAATTGTAATAATACTTCACAAACAATTGATGAGGCAATCATTTATCCTTGGCCATTATTTACTGTAAAAAAGAATACTACATCAGGAGACACTTCTTTTGAAATTGGATATCCTGGAGACCCAAAATACCAAAATGCTGTTAAATCATATGATTATTCAGTATGGCCTGAAGTTGAATTTGTAGAAGAATTTGCAAAGGCTTTTGCTCAAAGAGAATCGTTACCAAATCCATATGTTAGTAATCAAAATGAAACCAAAACCGTTAATAGAATTTCACTATCAACGTTTGATGTACCAATAAAAAATTCAATTTTTTATGATAAAGAACAAGTTAAATTTATTTACGAAATTGTCGAAAGAGTAATTTTGAGTTCTTATTATCAAGGTTTAGATAGAGACCTTTCACAAAAAACTCAATTAATAAATTTTATTTCTGATGCAATAAGTACAAGTGTTAAAGAAAGTATAGGTACAAGTAGTCCTGACTTATTAAATCTTCTAACAAATTACAAATTTGATATTGCAACTTTTAATGACTTTTTGAAATCTATATCAAACAACGGTAATGGAGAAGCTTGGAACAAATATATAAGAGATAGATTTAATACTAAAGAAATTGAAAATAGTTTAAGTTTACCGACAAAAATATTTTTTGATTATCAAAATGAAATTTCACAACCAAAACCTGATTTTAAAGAAACAAATCAGATTGTAAACTATTTTAAATCAACTACTAGTAATCCATACAATTTTATGGATACTTTACCTTTTATTGATGTTAATTGGATAAAAAATAATTTAACAAATGGTAAAACAACTGCAAGTTATGATTTGTTTAATAACACAACAAAATCAATTTTTTTCAATACAAATTATAAAACAATTGCAAATTTTGATGTAAGCACTAATTTAGATTATAATAGACCTGTAACAAATTTTAATGTTAGAAAATCGCAACAAATAAACACTAATAATTTTAGTAAAGAATTTTATTCAAATTTACTTACTGATAAAACTCAATTATTAACTACTATTGGTAACGTTTTCTATAATCAGTATGATAATTTGATGTCACAAGCACAATGTACTTCAATATTTAATACACCATTTTTTGTAAATTCTATTCAGAATGGAGTTTCTGATGATAAAAATGGATTAGATTATCCATATAAACAAGCGGCATTCTTATTTTTGAATAGTTTACCTTTGGCGACATTAAGAGAAAAGTTTAAAGAATATGACCCAAACAGTGCAAGTCCTGAAAAAAACTTTAAAGAGTTAGATTATATTTCTTCCACTTTAAGAAAATTTGGTGGAATTCATAAATTACCGTACGCTTGGATTTTAAAATATGGGGCAATTTGGCATCGTTATAAAACGTATATTGATACAAACGTAGATATTTTAGATACATGTTGGCAGTCATTTGACTATGAGTTTAATTATGACCCAATAAATTCAGATGTTACAAGACAATATAGTATAACATCTACAACTACAAATTATACTATTAATTTACAAAAAACAGATATTGATACAAATACCAATTTAATATATGAAAATATGTCTTTAGGGTTTTATCCAAAAGTAATAAATGATTTCAATTATTTTTATAATGGTTTTGATTTAGTAAGTCAGTTTGTAAATGTTAGTCAATCCTTTTCATATTTTTTTCAAGACGGAACTGTTAAAATTTTTAGACCAATCTCAACTTTTTTAACCAGTACTGAAAGTACTTACGACCCAAGTTTAATTTTAACAATGGAAAATTATTCTTGTCTTTTAAAAAATTCAAAAAATGATAATAGTTATTATATCACACCTTCATTCGGCTCAAGGTCAAATCAACTATTTTTTGAGTTTTTTGACCCGACAACTGGAGATTTACAAAAAAATTACGATGTGCCAGGAACATACAATGGGTCAATTAGATTAGATTGGTCAAACCCTCACTTTGGATATTTTGACCCAACTAATGTGGACAAACCATTATATAACGAATATTTGTGTAAAATTAATAGTGACAGTGAATTTCAAAAAGAATTTACTTTTGTTTCCCAAAATGGGTATTCTTCAATCGAAGAAATTTTTGGAGTTTTTACAAAAGAAGAACTTGATATTTTTGAAACAGAATTTTTAAACTTTTCAATGTCAGAAAAAAAATACAGTGAAAAAATTGGAAATAAAACAACAATTTCCGAATTTAATAACTTCCAATTACTGTATAAAACAATTAATAAAGTTGTAAATTTCGATGGAATTGATGCACTAGCAATCATTAGAAATATTCAAAGAATACAATTTGGTAACAAGAATACAACAATATCACAGTTTTTGAATAAAGATGTTGTTTTAAAAAGAGCTAACCCATATAATTTTAATAAGTTAGTTGTCGATTCATTTTTATCAACACCCAACAATCAATTGGTAGTTGACAAAATTAATTTTGGTTCTTATAATGCTGAAACGCCAAACGCTTTACCTTTTAGTGGTGGTACTATTTCATTAATACAATCAAAGACAAGTTACGCCGAAGCTTGGAAAACATTAGAAAAATACGTCGGGTTTTCAACATTGAGTGGATTCACCTATTCAAGTAACGGTAGTATAATTACAAACTTTTTTATACTTTTTGATGTTCCGTTTACAGTTGATAATATTAAATCTTTATCTGAAATAATTAAACTTTATGCTTCATATAAATTAAAAAATCCAAATTCATCAAAGGACAATTTTATTACAGCTTTCTCTGGTAACACAACTTTTAAAAACAATTTTAAAGAAAATATATTAAATAATACTTTCATAACTCTTCAAAAAGAGTTACCAAAAGTACAAATAGAAAGTGTTACAAAGAAAAATACTGAAGTAATTTCAGACCAATTAAAGGTTGAGTATTATGACATGTTTAAAGTTTTAAATGATAAATGGGTTTCTGGAAACAATTTTTCAGAAAATTCTTTTTTAGAAACTTTTTTATTTTTAGATAAGGCAAGTAGAGATGTTGGAGACGATGTTTTAGTTGATATTTTCAAAGTTAAAAATAAATTATCAGGCATGAAACCTGAAACTTCAGTATATTCCGCTATTGCTGAAATTTTAAAAGACCATCACTTTGTAACTTTTACTATGCCTTCATACATTAATTTTTACAATAGAAAAAATAATGAAGGTCCTACAGAAAGTGCTCAACTTATGTTTGGGACATATTTAGAAGTTGATTACTCTGAAACACAAACAAAATTTGTTAACATTTTATCTACAGACCCATCTACAAATACGTTAGTTGAAAGTAAACATAATGGATATTGTGATGACGGATTTGATTTGGGGAAAGCTCAAAATAATCCTGCGGTAAGATTAAATACATCGACAGATGAGAAGTCAAATAAAGTTGTTGGTTTCGCAGTTGATTTTGGATTGCAAAAACAACAAATGTTTCATCATATAAATTTAGCTCAAGATGTTGGTAAAGCCACTTCTGAATCTTTATTGATGGAGTATAATATGGCTCAATTGACTAATGGAAGTAAATCGCGAACACAAAACGTAAGTTTATTTAATTTATATAAAAATAGAAGTTATTCCTGTACCGTACAATCAATGGGTAATGCAATAATTCAGCCAACTATGTACTTTACAATAAGAAATGTACCAATGTTTAACGGACCTTATCTTATTTTAGAAGTTAATCATAGTATATCACCTGGCTCATTTGAAACAACTTTTTCAGGAGTTAGACAAAAAATATTTACATTGGCACAATCAACAAATTATTTAGCATCTTTGAAAATGGAACTTGGTAAAAATTTTTATAGTAGTGTAAAAAGATTAAAAGATGAACAAACAAAAAGTGCGACAACAACAACTCAACAAACAACTACAACAACTAATTCAGTAAATGAAACTCCAAAAGATGATAAAGCTCAAAATTGTACAGTTGAGAACACTTATAATAAATTTGCATCTGTAACCGCATCTACAAACACATTTAGTTACCAAAGAGTAATTGACGAAATAATACCATACTGTGATACATTACAGAAAAAGGCCGCGATGTTTGTAATTATTTATTTATCAAATAATACCGATTCAAATATTAAATTTTTTAATAATAATTTAACTAATGTAAATTTAAAAAGAAAATGGCCAGGAAATCTACCATCATACTTTAACAAAAATTACAGTTGTTTAACTTTTGGTACTGAATCTATACCCATAGCTGACTTCCCAAATGTGGCATATAACGTACAATTTATGGATTCTTATTTAAAAAATTTCTATCCTGATTTACAATATGCTACGGATGATACAATAGTTGAAGAATTAACTAAATTTTATATAAAATATTGGTCTTTACAGTCAAAACAAGATGACGATTATTACGATAACTATATAAGTAAAAACGCCGTAGTATATGGGCAAATTTTACAAAAAGTAAAAACCGCTTATACAATTATTAATCCTGTAAATTTATCAGACCCAAATAATTTAAATATACTTACACAAGCATAATTAAAATTAACGTATATTTATATAAAAAAAAGTTATGAATACAAAAGAAGCTTTAGATAGATATCTTGGAAAAAATACAAGGATAACTGAAACCGATAAAGGTAATGGTTATAAAGAAGTTTGTGATTTAGACACAGGTGATTGTTATACTGTAAGAATGAAAGACGGTCTTATTGAAAGAGTTAACAATACAATGACAATTAATAAAAAAATTAATGTTGAAACAACACAAGGATATAAACAACTTTTAAACGGGTAAAAAAATGGATTTATCAAAAAAACTACTTGAAGAATTATCAAGACACAATAATATAAATAAATATATTTTTGAGCAGGACGCACCTCCACCGCCCCCAATCGGACCTGAAGGAGATGTCCCACCCCCACCACCTGGACCTGAAGGAGAGGCTACAACCCCACCACCTGCAGGACCTCCACCCGCAGAACCAAATGTTCCAGTTGATGTTGAATCTGACCCTGATGTTGAAAAAATTGGGGATGAAAAAAGTGATAGTGAAAGTGAAGAATTGGACGTGACAGAGTTAGTAACGTCTCAAAAAAATATGGAAGAAAAACAAAATGAATATTTTCAAAATTTATTTTCACAACTTCAAACATTAGAGCAACGTTTAACCGATATGGATAAAATTATGGATAAAATTAATTCTATTGAAACAAAAATTGAAAAATATAGAGAAAAAACTCCACAAGAAAAATTAGAATTAAGAAGTTTAGATTCAGGACCGTTTAATCAAAAATTAACACAATTTTTTGATGACAAACTTGAAGATATTGAAAAGTCCGGTAAAAATGAATATGTCATCACTCCTGATGATGTTGAAAATTATTCACAAGCTGAAATTAAAAACAGTTTTAATAATTTAGATAGTGAAGAGGATGACACCAATACTTTTACTTATAGATAATTTTTTATTTGACTATCACGGCTGACACACTTATACTTGTTTATTAACTATTAATTTATATATATCATGGCGACAAATTCATTAGATGCTGTTCTCGCACAGTATGAAAAAGCGAAAGGAGGCTCAAACGGAGCTAACAAAATGTCTCAAGAAGACAGAATGAAAAAGTATTTTGCGGCTATCTTGACGCAGAATGAAACATCGGGACAAAAACGTCTTCGTATTTTACCAACCCCTGACGGTTCATCACCTTTTAAAGAAGTGTGGTATCACGAGGTACAAGTTGAAGGTAAGTGGAATAAAATCTATGACCCAGGTAAAAATGACAATGAGCGTTCACCTTTGACTGAAATTCATGACGAATTAATGTCAACAGGTAAAGAATCCGATAAGGAACTTGCAAAATCTTATAAACCACGTAAATTCTATATCGTTAAGGTTATTGACCGTGATAACGAACAAGATGGCGTTAAGTTTTGGAGATTCAAACACAACTACAAGAATGAAGGTATCTTGGACAAAATCATCCCAATTTGGAAAGCAAAAGGTGAT